CCTCGGTCAGGCCAACGCCCGCGACCTGCGGATCGGTGAATACCACCCACGGCATCGCCGCGTTGTCGTAGCGCTCGGCGCCGTCCAGCACGGCGTTGAAAGACCGGCCATGAAGGCATTGTCCGACGATCTGCAAGCCCACCTCGACAGCGGCACGACCACACTCGCCTGGTGCTGGCGAATCACGCGATCCGACGGACAGGCGTTCGGCTTCACAGATCACGACCGCACTCTGACTTTCGACGGGACTGACTTTGAGAGTGAAGCGGGGCTGATCCCGTCAGAGCTGCGCCAAGGGTCCGAGCTGTCTGTCGATGCGCAGGACGCCGAAGGCGTGCTGTCGTCGGACCGGATCACCGAGGCTGACATCCTCGACGGACGCTGGGACAACGCTGAGGTCGAAGTGTTCCGCGTCAACTGGCAGGACGTCACACAGCGCGTGCTTATGCGCCGCGGCTCGATCGGAGAAATCAGACGCGGGTTGGTCTCCTTCGTGGCAGAGGTACGCAGCATGGCGCATGTCCTGAACCAGCAGGTCGGGCGAAGCTACCAGGCAACCTGCGACGCCGCGCTCGGCGATGCTCGCTGCCGCGTCAATCTGGCGTCCTCGGCTGTCCGTGGGAGCGGCGCAGTCGCGTCCGTGCCTCGCGGCCGCGTGTTCACCACGACCGCGCTGGGCGCCTATGAGGTGCGCTGGTTCGCTGCAGGCGTGGTCGAATGGACCAGCGGAGAAAACCAAGGCCGCAAGGCTGAAGTCATGCGCCACGATGTCGATGGCACGACTGCGTTCATCACCCTGATGGCTGATCCTATTCGAGCGATCGCGGAGGGCGACACGTTCACCATCACGGCGGGCTGCGACAAGCGGATTGAGACCTGCGCTGCGAAGTTTTCCAACGCCGCGAACTTCAGAGGCTTTCCCGATATCCCGGGCCCGGACACTGTCCTGCGCTATGCCACGCAGGGCAACGGCAACACGGGCCGGGTCTTGTGATGCCATTCGCTGATCCCGCGCATGTCGTGGCATCGGCGCGCGCATGGATTGGCACGCCGTTTCATCATCAAGCCTCGCTGCAAGGTGTCGGCTGCGACTGTCTGGGGCTGGTGCGCGGCGTCTGGCGCGATGTGGTAGGTCGCCAGGCGTTCAATGTGCCGGCCTATGCGCTGGACTGGGGAGAAAGCAATGCGCGCGAGGTGCTGCGCGACGGTATCGCGGCGCACATGAAGGCTGTCGACGGCGACGCTTTGCCAGGCGACTTGCTGCTGTTTCGCATGCGCACTTGGGCAATCGCCAAGCATGCGGGCGTCCTGGTCGATGCAAACACAATGGTCCACGCGCATTCGCGTCTGGGCGTGATTGAAGAGCGCGTGACGCCTGCTTGGTGGCGTCGCGCTGCATTCGTGTTCCGGTTTCCGGACTGAAAGGTTTCTTGAATGGCAACTTTAGTCTTGGGTGCCGTGGGCAGCGCCATCGGCACCGGCATCGGCGGCTCGATCTTGGGCGTTACTGCGGCCACGATTGGTGGCTTCGTCGGCTCGAGCCTTGGCAGCATGATCGATGCGGGCTTGGTGGCTGGAAACCAGAACCAGCGATTTGAGGGCGCGCGTCTGGATGCCGTGCGCGTCACAAGCAGCGCGGAGGGCGTCGGAGTTACGCGCTTGTTCGGGCGCATGCGGGTCGCGGGCAACATCATCTGGGCGACAGATTATGAGGAGCGGAATGTCACAACCACCATCCGAGGACCACGGCGCTTTGGCTTCTTTGGCCCGCGTGCGAGCAGCACAACGGTCGAGTATTTCTACTCTGCCAGCTTCGCTGTCGGGCTGTGCGAGGGACCGATCACCGGGATCGGGCGCGTCTGGGCCGACGGCAAGCTGCTGGATATTTCTGGCAACGATATCCGCGTGTACCTTGGCAATGAAGAACAGCCGCGCGATCCTCTGATCCAGGCAAAAATGGGCGCAGCGCGCACCCCAGCATATCGGGGATTGGCCTATATTGTCTTTGAGGACTTGGACCTTGAGGACTTCGGGAACCGCATCCCCCAGCTGACTTTCGAGGTCTATCGTCCACTCCCGGATCAGGACGTGGCTGAAGGCTGCGTCCGCGCGGTGACAGTAATCCCAGCGTCAGGCGAGTTTGTCTACGCCACGCAGATTATCGAGTCGCAGCAAGGTGGCTTCGCGGGCTCCAGTTTGTTCGGTAACCTTTTCGGGGCCACACAAGGACAACGAAGCATCGAAAACGCGGTGGCGCGCACCTCGCAATCCGACTTCGTGACTTCAATCGACCACCTGCAGGAGCTGGTGCCGGGCGTGGAGAGCGTCTCGCTCGTGGTGGCGTGGTTCGGAAATGACCTGCGCGCCGGAAATTGCACGATCAGACCGGGCGTGGAGGTCAGCAGCAAGTCAACAACGCCGGAATGGTCGGTAAATGGCATTTCTCGCGCGCAGGCCTATCTGGTCAGCAGCGTCGATGGGCGACCGGTCTACGGCGGAACCCCCTCCGACGTCTCGGTCGTGCAGGCAATCAATCACCTGAAGGCGCGAGGATATCGCGTGACCTTCTATCCATTCCTTCTCATGGACGTGCCCGAGAACAACACGCTGCCAAACCCATACAGCGACAACGCAACGCAGTCGGGCCAGCCAGCGTTTCCCTGGCGGGGCCGTATTACCTGCAGCCCGGCCGCGGGCTTCGCGGGGAGCGCGGACCAGACCCCGGCCGGGACGAGCCAGGTTGATGCCTTTTTCGGCAGCGCGACCCCCGCCAACTTCTTGGTCTCGGGTGAAACGGTGAGCTGGTCGGGCGGCGCGGACTTCGGCCTGCGGCGGATGATCCTGCACTATGCGCATCTGTGCGCGGCCGCGGGCGGCGTAGATGCCTTCATCATCGGATCGGAAATGCGCGGTCTGACGTCAGTGCGCGGCGGCTCTGGCAACTTCGCCGCCGTGACCCGGCTGCGCAATCTCGCGTCGGACGTGCGCTCCATCGTCGGGCCGGGGACGAAGATCAGCTATGCGGCAGACTGGTCAGAGTATTTCGGCCATCAGCCGGGCGACGGCAGCGGCGATGTGTTCTTCCACCTCGATCCCCTTTGGGCGGACCCGGTGATCGACTTCGTCGGGATCGACAATTACATGCCGCTGTCCGATTGGCGCGATGGATTTGACCATGAGGATGCGCAGGCCGGTGTGCCATCAATCTATGATCGCGGATATCTTCAGGGGAACATCGAAGGCGGCGAAGGCTTTGAGTGGTTCTACGCCACATTGACAGATCGCTTGGTGCAAAACCGCACCCCCATCACGGACGGCGCGTCAGGCAAGCCATGGGTGTTTCGCAACAAGGATTTGCGCAGCTGGTGGTCAAACCAGCATTTCAATCGTCCTGGCGGCATTGAAAGCGCCACGCCCACCGCTTGGGTGCCGCAATCAAAGCCCTTTTGGTTCACGGAGCTTGGCTGTCCAGCAATCGACCGGGGCACCAACCAGCCGAATGTGTACTTTGACCCCAAGTCCTCCGAATCCTTCGTGCCCTACTTTTCGCGGGGGTATCGGGACGATGCCATTCAGCGCGCTTATTTGGAGGCCACGTACATCTACTGGTCGGAGGCGGCGAACAACCCTGTGTCGTCTGTGAATGGGGCGCGGATGGTCAACATGGCGGAGGGCGCGGCCTGGACCTGGGACGCACGTCCCTATCCGCACTTCCCCTCGCTCAAAGACATCTGGGCGGATGCAGACAACTGGCAGCTTGGGCATTGGCTCACCGGTCGCCTCGGTTCGGTGTCGCTCGCGGCACTGGTGCGCCATCTGTGCAAGCGCGCCGGGCTGCAGGAGAGCCGCATCGACGTCGCGGGCCTGCACGGAGCGGTGGAAGGCTACGCCATCACGGCCATCGAATCGCCACGCAACTCCATCGCCATTCTGATGCGCCACTTTGGATTTGACGCGATCGAGAGCGAGGGTGTGATCCGTTTTGTCATGCGCGGGTCCGGCTCTCGCGCCACCGTGACGCTGGACGATCTGGTCGCGTCATCCGGCAATGCCAGCGAATCCTTTGAACTCACGCGCGGCCAAGAGACAGAGCTGCCCTTGGCCCTCAAATGGCAGCTTTCACGCTCCGACGAAGACTACGACGCCGCTGTGGTCGAGGCGCAGCGCGTCACGGTCCATAGCGCGCGGATCATGGTTGAGGCGTTTCCCTTCGCAGTGCCACCAGAAATGTCCGAGCGCCAGGTCGCGCGGGCACTGAATGAAGCTTGGGTGGGTCGCGAGAATGCGAAGTTCCGATTGCCGCCGTCGATGATCGCGCTGGACGCAAGTGACGTCATAACGCTCGAGCACGACACGCGCGGCGTGGATTTCCGGATCGCGTCCCTGAGCGATGGCTTGGATCGTTCGCTCGAAGCCATCCGCATTGATCGCGAGCTTTACGATTTGCCCGTCGCGGGATCGCGCGCGACCTCCCTTGCGCTGCTCACGCCCTTCACCGGTGCACTCGTGCAGTTTCTCGACCTTCCCGTGCTGTTCGACAATGACGAGCCCCACCAGCCTCTGCTGGGCATTTATGCGCAGCCTTGGCCGGGCGCGCTGGCAGTCTGGCGATCGTCCTCCACCGATGGGTTCACAGAAATTGGCTCCGTCTCACAGCGCACCATCTTCGGTTCCTTGCTCGAGCCCCCCGAGCCCGGTCCCTCTGCGGTGTTTGATCTAGGCAACGAACTGGTGATCGAGCTGGTCGATGGGACAATATCCAGCGTCACGGACGCCTCGCTCTTTACCGGTGCGAACAGCTTTGCAATCCAGACAGACGCAGGCGATTGGGAGATCATTCAGGCCGGGACGGTCGAGCTGATTGGGGAGCGGCGATACAAGATGACGCGCCTACTGCGCGGCATCCGCGGCACCGAACGTTTCATCGATGCGCCGAAATCAACGGGCAATCGTGTCTTGCTGATCAGCTCGGCAATGGTGCCTGTCCCGATATCGACTGCCGATCTGGGTTTGCCTTGGAATTGGCTGATCGGTCCGGTCGGGATGGATTTTGCGGATCCGCGCATGATCGGTGTGCAGCACACGCCGACTGGCGAAGGCCTGCGACCGTTTTCGCCAGTTCATGTTGCCCAGCCGTCCAGGCGCGGACGGGTGCCGGGCGACTTTACAATCAGCTGGGTGCGGCGCGATCGGGATCTGGGCGCGGATAATTGGGCCGCCTCAGAAATCCCCATGACTGAACCATCTCAGGCATATGAGGTCGACATCCTGAACGGCGCAAATGTTGTGCGAACGCTGCCTGCCGCGACCCCGAGCGCCGTCTACACGCAAGCAGATCAGGTCTTGGATTTCGGCGCAGCCTTTGCTGCCGGAGACACTTTGCGCGTTCGCATTATCCAGCTTTCGGCGACGTTTGGGCGCGGCGCTCCCGCTGACGTCATTCTGCAATTCTAAGGGGAAACCATGTCTCAGAATACAACGCGGCTTGCACTGCCATTCATTATGGCCTCGCAGGCTCAAAAGCACATCACCCACAACGAGGCGCTCCGTCTGCTGGACGGGATCGTTCAGCTTTCGGTCTTGGACAAGGACACGATCTCCCCCCCTGGGAGCCCGGTTGACGGCTCCGCCTACATCGTGCCCGCCAATGCGGCGGGCGCTTGGTCAGGCTGGGACGGCGATGTGGCGTTCCGCGCGGATGGTGCGTGGCTGCGTCTCGGCGCTGCCGAGGGCTGGCGCGCATATGTTGCTGACGAGGGTGCGGTCTATCTGCGCACGGCGACGGGCTGGGAACCCATGTTGCGCGCACAGCAGGTTCAGGTCGCGCGCGGGCCTTTGGGCTCCCACACAGGTATGGGCGTCCTCGAACAGACGCTGAGCGGGCTTTCGGGCACAAGCGTGGACTCAAGCATTCAGATCCCTGGTCGCTCGATCCTTCTCGGCGTTTCGACCCGCACCTCGACCACGGTCACGGGAGCGACCTCCTACGACTGCGGGATCGCAGGCGAGACGGACAAGTTTGGCGGCGCGCTCGGCGTGGCTCCCGGGAGC